ACTCATCGGCATTGGTGGTAGCCACGATACGGATATCCAGCAATGATCCCAAGATGCCGTCTCCCAGGTTGAGCAACGACTGCACCGAGTTCATGTTGCCCTCATCTCGGCTGACCAAACATTTGTCGGCATCTTCGATGACCAAAACAATGGGGCCAGAAATGTTGGCATGGTATTGCATCAGGAGCGGTAGCAATTCAGGGCCTGGCAAATTGGTGGCCAAATCAGGCGACACCAAAACAAACAAGGCATCGGGAACTTCCAAAAGCATGGCTCGAATGAGGTGCGTTTTACCCGTGTTATGTGTTATGGTAAAATCATCAAGAAGATATCTTTGATCACAATCTAATGAAAATCCATAATAATCATCTACTGGACATGGCTCTGTAGTAAATCCAGTCAAAAGAACGTTTTTAAACTTCTTTCTTTTATCGGCTAGCTTTCTTTTAATTCGTGTTGGAATAGTAGAAATATCTCCGCTAATATTCATTCTATAATAGATGCCAACCGTTCCATTTTGTGATGATTTTTTACATTTTTTTATATAAGCGGCAAAGCCGAGGCTCCTCGCAAGAAATTCAACATCCTGTGCCAACTTTAATGACTTAGATATATAATCAAAACATGCATTTTTACTATCTAAATGCCCATCACTATCTAATAAACCTCCCAACAATTGTAATCTGTTTTCAACAGATGATGTTTTATATATTCCTGGTATATGTTTTTGACCACATTTAATATTCAATGAAAGATCTTCACACAATAAAGCAAATGGATTTTTCCTCTTTTTGCCGCCATCATCAAAACAAATAGAATATGTTGGACATTTCCCATTATATTGTGTTCGATGCACTGATAATCCAAACTTTTTAGCTTCAACTCTCAATGCCTTTACTACTTCATGATCTGTGGTTGCAACTTTTGGAGTTCGTTGTGTGAGACATCCGTCTCCTATCAAAATACCAACAACATATGGATCGATAGGTAGTTCGTCCACACAATTAAAACTTACGCCGGCCCTTATCAACTTAAAATAACGCCTCTTAACTTCTGGCAAGCTTATCCAGTCCGAAACCTTCATATCAACAAGGCCGCCATCATAACCAGATCTAACTAACGTAAGAATATGATTTTTATTCACTGTCCAAGACTTGCCCTTTTTAGGATTGATTCTAACCATCTCTTCCCTACCACGGCATAAACTCAATACATTCCTAGGAGTGCTGTCTGGCCCCATTAAACGATCTCCAACAATAATATTTTCTACATTTTTAGTAGAACCATCAAACATTAATAATTTTGTTCCTTTTTGATGGCAACCTGCAACTCCTCGCATGATAGCGATGCGGCCAGACGGTGTTTCGGAACACAAATCTTTCACCATGAACTTGTAATCTTCCATGACCTTGGGAGTATAGTTCCCAGCTTCCAAAGCAATGCCAGCATTGCCAATGGAACTCATGGACAAACGACCATTGCTACTAACGATGGCGTAAATGTGGCCCGTGGTCTCGGCCGGAGCCCACTGGGTAGCAAAGTAATCGCGGATCTTCTTGACCAAGATCTCGTCTTGTGAAATGGCATAGACGCTGGTGTAGATACCGCTGATATCCACACTTACCATGCCGTTCTCCCAAATAAAGAGAGCACTGTTTCCGTTGCTGGAAAGATCCTTATACAACAGACGCCCGCCCAACTCGGTCATGAACTTGGCATACTTGTCGCTAATGCTCATGGGGACATCATCCTCGGAGGAGGCGCTCTGCTTGACTTTGCCAGACTTGGCAAAGGTAGAGAGGTGCCCAGAGGACTTGGTCATCATATCCTTCATCAGAGCGGCAGCACCCAATGCATTAGTATCGAAATCGAAGGTGCTATCTCCGGCTGGCAAAAACTCAATGCTCTTCCACAACTTCATGTTCATCTCACTCATGATAACCTCTCAAACATACTCTCATCACCTTTACAGTATTCTCGCAACTTATCCAGCCAAGCTTGGCTCTTGATCTTGAACATAGCCGGCCTTCCGTTGTCATTGCCTTTGGCCACCACACCCTCGAAGGTCATGCCTGGTAGTTTGGATTGCTTGACCTTATCGAACAGTTCCACACTAACATGGCCCTCATAACACACCTTGGGAATGTCCAGGTGCCCAAACAGTTTGATGAACTGGGTAGGAGGCAAGATACCCTGCTTGTAAGGATTGACATCAATCAGCGTGATATCCATGGGCTTCTCGAAGTTGTGATTGCCTGCAAAGCTATCCGGGCCCCAAAACTCGAAGAAGCACAAGGCGTCCTTCCAATTTTGCTCCTGAAACACCATTGTCAAGTCCTGTTCGTATTTTTCTCGAAGCAAAGGGATAGCTCGACCAAATGGCATGGTCTTTTCATCAGTCAGCTGATTGCGCGTGCCGAACTTGTAGAAGCCTTTCTTGCTGTTCCATTCAGCACGGATGTTAGATCCATCAAGCTTGTCGAAAGCATAGATGTAGAGGTCATGCCTGATCTCTTTGGTAATGGACGGATAGTATTTCATGGCTCCTGCTCACAGGAAGGCTTTCAATTCGTGTCTAATGAATGGGACTAATGAACTGTTGCTGTATCGGTAGTCTTTGTGCTCTTCGCACAGACATTCCTCGGTGAAGTCGGTGCTGTTGTGGAGAAGAGTGTAGATAGCATCGTTGGGGCACTCCTTGATGGCGTTGCACTTACGGTTCAGGTAGGCCTGGTGGTGGCCTCCATTGTCCTTCCATACACGATACTCGTAGGCTCTTTGATCCTCGGCAAAGGTAAAGGGAGGCGCATCGAAAGGGCGACCCATCCTGTCTATGACAGTAGGCGGGATCTTGCACTGCATGAATATCTTGCGGAGACACTCTTCACACAGGCTGAACACATATTCGTTCATATCCAAAAGGTGATATGACTCATACCCACCAATTATCTTCATGTTTTCCAAGCCGTGCGGATAGTTTTCATTGAAGGTGCCCATAGGTCGGGTGTGGCCGCCACATAGGTTGCATAGAGAGTCGGCAGGGGGACGCACCCACAATGAGTTGTTGCAAGTCGCGCATACCTCCTTGGCTCGGCGTGCCCAATCCCAGCTTTGACAGGGGGCGCAGCGAACATAGCCTTCGGGAATTGTGGGATCTTTTTCTTCCATGTCTTATTGCAAACCGGTCAATATCTGTTCTTCACGCAAGCGGTAGAGGGTCTCGCCATTATGCTTGACCTCCATAGCGGATGCTTTGTGGAATAGGACGCGGTCTCCTTCTTTTACTTCCAAGGGCACAATATGGCCGCTGTCAGTGATAAGGCCAGAGCCTACGGCTACTACCTTGCCCTCAACAACACCGTCCTCAACGGTAAGTGGCTTATAGAGCAAGCCCCCGGCTACCTTCTCATCGCCCTTGATAATGGATACGAACACGACATCTCTCAATGGTCTCAACATGATATTCTCCTTATCACCCACATATATCAGAGGCTTCAGCCTCGATGATCCTAATCAGCTGCTCAAAACAAAACTTGACCTGCTTACGGTCGCAGGGTTCGACAAACCTGATGTCGAAGTGGTATCTACCTTCGTAATCCGAGAAGTCCATCTTCTTGATTTTCAACATGCGACAAGCTGCGGTGATGAGGGATAGAGGGACTACCTCGTCCGTCTTGATACACTCTTCCTTGGCGATGTTCAACACCTTGATCTGTAAGTTGCTGAAATACAGTTTCTTGTATTTGGCTATCTTATTCTCTGACCAGTTGAACTGCTTGCAATACTCAAAGAAGGGCTTGTTGCCCCTGCGATTGTTGCAGTCAGCACAAGCAATGGTCAGGTTGGTGGTATTGAAGGTGCCTCTCTTACTATCGGGAACGATGTGTTCCAGTGTCAGCGTCTCTTGCGTCAGCACCATGTCGCAGTAGCAACATAGCATGCCATCTCGTTCGATGACATATTCCTTGATGCGTTTGTGTCTCTTTCGTTCTTGTATACCCATTAAAATCCTTAACTTAAAATAATCTTCCAGGCGAAACTTTGATCAAAATCATCCAATGCACCTGATATATAACATTGGGATACAACATGTTTATTTATACTATCACAAACAAACTGAACAATAAGATATACATTGGACAAACAATTCAGAAAAATCCGCGTTCCCGATGGAGAAATCATGTCTATGAAGCAAAGCACAATAAGGAAACGCAGTGCGTGGTAGATAAAGCTATCGCAAAATATGGAACAGAAAACTTCGAGTTTTTGGTCATTGAGGCACATTCTACATCAGAAGAGTTAAACCAAGCCGAGATCTATTGGATAGAGCACCTACGAAACGCATTAGGAAAAGAAAACGTCTATAATCTATTGGACGGTGGGCAAAACGGGAAACATTCAGAAGAAACTCGAAAAAAGATGTCAGAAAACTCCCCAAAATATTGGCTAGGCAAAAATCTTCCAGATGATATGAAGGAAAAAATAGCACATGGAAATAAAGGAAAGGTCATTTCCGAAGAGGCAAAACAAAAATCATCAGCAACTCAAAAGGGAAGACCATCACCACACAAAGGAAAACCTAAGCCCATTGGTTTTGGCGATCAAATGTCTCAAAAAAAGAAAACATTTACAGACGAACAGGAGCAAATAATAGCTCATAAACACTTTGTTGAAAAAATAACAATGGAAAACTTGGCAAAGGAATATCGGGTTGGTATTGGCACCATACATAGGGCAATACAGCGACATAAATCAGCTACATCAGATGAGCAAAATCATTGACAGTTATTAATCTCCACCCCTTATCATCAAAGTATAGCTTAGTAATGGATGTATTTTCTATGGTTAATCGCCAAGTAAAACTTTGATCGAAACCCATAATATAATGTAGAAGGCACTTAATTGTCATGCCATGCGAAAACACCGCAATGTTCATGGGTGTAATTCTTTCGCTGGCATAGGACTGAATGTCCTTGTTGTATAGAATGGCCTCTTCTAACCATTGAGAGGCTCGGCGTTCCACCATGTGCATGCTCTCACCGTTGGGCGGCAAAAAAGCATTGGTCATGGCTGCCATTCGTAGCACCACTGGCATAGTATGTGTCTCTGCACGGGAGGCATGCATCCAATCCCCTGCGTCATACTCTCGTAGTGGCGGGGCAAAGACGATAGGGATCTTGTTGGCGATAACAATGTTGGCGGTGTCTTTGGCTCGATCATAGTCAGAAGAGAAGGCGCGGTCAAACAGCACATCCTCTCTGATCAGCCTATCGTGCAACATTTGGGCCTGCCAACGACCATGCTGGGTCAGTTGGGAGTCTGGCTCCTGACCGAGAACATCTGGCAGAACATTGGTTTCTGTTTGTCCATGACGTATCAGATGCAGGTAAAACTCGTTGTGATGTAGCATTAGGATGTTCTTCCAATCGTTAGGTGGAGCCCGAACCTGGGCTCTCGTGATAGGCCATACTTCTCTCGCAAATCTAGGAGGTAAGGGCAGGTGGTTTTGAGCCAGAAGTATTCGGCGTTGTTTTGCACGCCCGCATCATACTCGAACTCTACCAGCTTGCCATCATCCAAGCGCCATAGCTTGTTGTTGGGAACGACCTCCCCTCTGATGATGCTAATGTGGGCGCCCCAAACAGGACGTGTTAGCTTGCCTGATAGTTTGCCATTGAGGTAGGGGTATTGCATGGTGTAGAGGTGTCGATAATAGCGGGATAGCTCATCATCGCACATGAGGACAAGCCATCGTTCCGAAGATGCAAGATGCGTTCTGGGGCTATATGTCAGTTTGCCAATGGACTTCATGTTTGTCTTTCAATGAGTTAGGCAACATCCGATATATAGTGAGTAGCACTATTCGGCAATGGTGTAGTGGCTATCACGGTCTCCTCCGAAGAGACAGACATCGGTTCGATCCCGATTTGCCGTACCAGATCACTTATTCAGGGACTTCCTGTACAGCTGACAATGATGAAGGAACTCATCAGTTGGCGGAACGTTAGGCTTGGGATCCACTTTATCAGGCAGCAGATCCCAAAGCTCTGGGACATACCAACACAGATTATGACCTGATGCATCGCGATGTTGTCGAATGCCAGCTCGAAGTTTCTTGACCTCGGTTTGTAGCTCTTGCATCGTCATGCATTCAATGTCATCGTCAATCACGGAGAGCACCGCCCTTGTTGCCCCAATACTCCGCGTAATATTTGATGTCCTCCTGGATTTGGGAAGGA